CTTGCCGAACATATTTCTGAAGGTGGAATTACACAAATGGCATATCAACAAGAACCTAATTCTATTTTATGGTGTGTTAGAGGTGATGGTCAGTTAATTGGTTTTACTTATCAAAGAGATCAACAAGTCACCGCATGGCATAGACACGTCTTTGGTGGATCATTTAATAGTGGTCAAGCCGTATGTGAAAGTGTTGCGGTAATTCCAACTGACGATTCTGAATATCAAGTCTGGGTCATTATTAAGAGAACCATAGATGGTTCAACTGTACGATATGTAGAATACTTAAATAACTTTGATTTTGATGAAACCGATGACACGTCATTTAATTTTTTAGATTCACAATTAGAATATGATGGTAGTGCAACCACATCTATTTCAGGACTAGATCATTTAGAAGGAGAAGAAGTGGCGGTCTTAGCAGATGGTGCAACTCATCCTAACAAAACTGTTAGCTCTGGATCTATTACCTTAGATCGTTCATCTCAAAAAGTTAAAGTAGGTTTACCTTACACTTCACTCTTGCAGACGATGCGATTAGATGCAGGTTCTCAAGATGGAACATCACAAGGAAGAACCAAAAGAATATTTGATGTCACCATTAGGATGTATGAGTCTATTGGTGTAGAGGTAGGACCAGACTTAAATAATATGGAACGAATACCTTTCAGATCATCAGCAGATGAAATGGATCAAGGAATAAGCGTTTTTACAGGAGATAAAGAAGTGGAGTTTAGGGGTAACTATGAAACGGATGGGTTTGTGTTCGTAAGGCAAACACAACCTTTACCTTTAACGATTTTATCGTTATATCCTAAATTACAAACCAATGACTAAACAGATACTACATATAGTGCCATATACAAAAGATCATGGCATATATATACTATCACAGCAAATGAACCATGTTCTCATGGATCAAGATGCTGGTTTTGAAGGAGACACGATGAACCTAGAAGAACAAGGTTTAGCTTTTACAGGATTGATTAATGATGAACCTATCTTTGCTGCAGGAATGAAACCGATTTGGAAAGGTGTAGCCGAAGGTTGGGTACTAGCAACTGCTAAGGTCTGGAATCATCCTTTGCTTGTAGCTCGTGCTATTAAAAAAGATTTTGCTAGAGTTGCAAAAGCACATGGATTATGGAGAGTGCAAACTGCGGTAAGATCTAATTTTGAAAAAGGTTTAAAGTTTGCTAAATGGTTAGGTTTAAAGGATGAAGGCGTTATGATAAAATATGGTTTTGATGGAACAGACCACAACAGATATGCGAGGATATTCTAATGGGTTGGGAAGCAGCAGCAGTAGGAGCATTAGGATTTGCACAGTATAAACAACAAGGTGCGATTGGTAGATATAATCAAAGAATACAAGAAAGAAATGCACAGGTCGCAGAACAACAAGCTGAACAATTAGATAAAAAATTAGAATTTGATATTGCACAATTTAATAAACAATTTGAACAATTACAAGGACAGACTGAGGTTTCATTTTCAAAATCTGGTGTAGTTGCGGGTGAAGGAACAGCAGCTAGAATAGCGATTGCTAATTTAATTGAAGCTGAAAATCAAAGAGAGATAATGAGATATAATTCAGAAGTTGCACAAGCACAAAAAATTGAAGAAGCTAACTTTGCAAGAATGCAGGGACAACTTGCTAGACAAGAAGCTAAACTTGCACAAATACAAACAATTTCTCAAACAGGAACATCTTTATTAAAGATGAGAGGATAATATGCCAAGAATACCTACATACACATCAACTGGTACAATAACAGAACAAACTGGTTCAATTAAATCTAATATTAAAGTTTCACCTTTTGCAACCCCAGCAGGAGCATTACAAGATGTTTCTAATTTTGTAAGGGATGAATATATAAAAGAAAAAAAATTAGAAGCAGATAATAAAGCCACTCAAATATTAAATGATCTTTACACAGATCAAAAAGATCAAAATGGAAATGTTATTCAAAAAGGATTGATGACAATTCAAAGTGAAACAAAAAAAAATCCAAATCCAAATGATGCTTCTTCTGTTCACGATCAACAAGTTAATGGTTTATTTGAGTACGCAAAAAATTCTAAATTTCAAAACTTAGATAACTTTACAAAAAAAGCATTAGAAAAAAAATATTATGCAACAGCAGGTATATTAAAAGTTAAAGCTCTTGAAGGATCTCGTTTAACTCAGATTGATGAAGCAAAAAATATAGATGAAGATTTAGTTTCAAAAGAAACTTTAATTTTAAAAGAAGTTGGTCCTTCTTATATACCAGTTTATAAAGATAAAATTTCTAAAAGAATAAACAATAATCCAAAGTATGATGAAGGTGTAAAAAAAATATTAAATGATGCTTACTTAAAATTTGGTCAAGATAGTTTAGCTTCATCAATGTCTACTAACCAACCTTTTGCATTTAAAGATGCAGTTAAAAAAGGACAATTTGATTTATTAAAAACAGAAGATGTAATTAAATATTCAGCCGAAGCTGACAAACAAATCAAACTTAGAAAGTTTCAAGTCTTAACTGGATCATTAAATTTATCTCCTGATGATGCTCCTAATAAATTATCATTAGCTTATGATGAAATTAAAAAAGGAACTTTTGGAGGAAATAAAGAATTACAAAAATTATATCAAGGATTAACTCAACAAGAGAAAATAGAATTTAATACGTTCTCTGCAAAAAAAGCAAGAGAGATGAAATCAGATATGCAGTTTACAATTCTTGCAAACAATCAAATTGCTAAATTTGATGTTGCTCAAAAATCAAAAGAAGCAATTAATCAAATGAATAAAAAAAAAGGAATCTATCAAAAACAAATAGATGAATTATTTGGTGATACTCCTGCTATTGTAGAACAATTTAAAACATTAAATGAAAAATATATTAATAAAGAAGCCGATAAAATAACTTCATTTGATAAAAATGAATCTATTATTAAAATGATTATTAATGACAATATTAATACCATAACAGATAAATTTTTATTAGATGGGGAGACTCAATCTAAAAGTATTGTTGAAAGGGTAGGTGAAAGTTTAAACACGAAAGATTTGCAATATCTAAATAATCTTTTTTCAATATCCAATGAAGATGGTTTTAAAGATAATCATAAAAAGTTTTTTGATTTTTTAAATACATTTAAGTATCAAATATCTGGACCTATAGCATTACAAGATCTTGATGATACAAAAGAAGAAAGACTAAGTAATTTTAAATACATTATGTACAATAGATATATAAAAGCAATTCAAGAAGGAAAGTCTCCCAATGATTTATTAGAAACAACAAGTGAAGATTTTATCGCTAAAGATATTAAAAAATTTATTCCAGATTCAAATTTTATTTTTAAAAATGTTGTTAGAAAAATAAAAAAAGAAAAAGGTGTACAAGATCAAATTCTTCCACCTAAAAGAAAACCAAATCAAACGACAAAAGAATATTTAGAATCTAAAGAATATAAAAAATTCTTAAAGCAAAAAGGAATGTAATGCCTACTATTGCTGAACAAGTACAAGATTTTGAAAAAGCTGGATTTTCAAATGAAGAAATAGAATCTTTTAAAAAAGAAAAAATAATTGAATTAGAAAATGCTGGGTTTAATGACAATGAAATTTTAAAAGAGTTTGGTCACAAACCATTAAATAAAAAACCTATCTATGATTATTGGGATGAAGTTGTATTTGAAATAAGAAATGAAAAACAATCAGTATACGATCAATTAAAAGAAGTAGAAGCTACCAATCCTGATAACGAAACATTAAAAGAAAAATTAGTTGGTCAAGCATTTGAACCTTTACAATATTGGAAACGAGGATGGGGTGGTGGAATTTATGATCTTCATAAAGCATATACAGGAGATGGAATAACACCAGAGCTTTATACAGAACCACAATTTGATGATACAGGAATTATAGAAAGAAACATTCAAAATATAGCAACTATTATTAAAGATCTTCCTATATATGCAGTAGGTTCTTTACCAGGAATTTTTGCAAGAAAACCAGGTCTTGCAGTTGCAGGAGCAGGTTTCTTTGGAGGTAGTTTAAGACAAACATATTTAACTGCATTAGAGAATGGTGAGGTAAATAGTTTTTCTGAATGGTTTGATGTTTTTACTAAAGAAGGAATTAAAGCAGGAGCAAAAGAAGCAGCTCAACTTTATGCAGCTTACAAAGTTCCAGGACTTATGGGTAAATATGGAAAGGGATTTATTCCTAATTTAATTGGTCAAGTTACTGGGTTTGAAGCAACGGGTGCTTTAATTGAAGGAAAGTTACCAAGTAAAGAACAGATTACAGATTCTTTTATATTGTTTGGGACATTAGGTCTTGTTGGAAAAGGAGCTAGTAAAGCATTAGAAAATGTTAAGGTTGCAGACAAAAATGTTTTAGAACATTTCCAAGATATGATTTCTGATAAAACTATTTTAGAAGATACAGCAAGTACAAATATAAAACATCCAAGAGCTTATGGTATAAAAGAAGAACCTAGAATAGAAGTTCAGCCAGATAAATTTAAAGATGGAATTGTATTTGAAACTGCAGCAGAACAAAAACTTTTTGATAAAACAAGATATACAGAAATAAAAGAAAAGACAACAACTAAAGAAGTAAAAAATTTATTAGCTAAAAGTTTATTAGATAGATTTCATCCTATTTTAGAAATGCTTAGAAGAGTAGATAAAGAAAAAAATCCAAAAGGAGTTCTTAATATCTATGAAAGATTTAGAACTTTAGTTGGTATGGATTATCGTGCTGGAACTTTTATTGAAATCGCAACAATAGATGGAGGATTAAATAATAAAGGAAAATCTTTTAATCAAATTATGAAACCTATTGCAGAAAGTAAACAATCTTATGCTGAGTTTAATAATTATAAAATAGCAAAGAGAGTTATTGAATTACAAGAAAGAGGAATAGATCATGGATTTGATATTCAAGCAGCAAGAGAGGTTGCTAGTAATAAAAAGTTAATTAAAAAATATGAGAAAACATCAAAAGAATTAGACAACTATCAAAAAGAATTATTAGAGTATGTTAAAGATAGAGGTTTAATTTCTGAAGCAGCATTTAAAGCAATGCTTGAAGCTAATAAAAATTACATTCCATTTTCAAGAGTGATTGAAGCAAAAAAAGGTGACACAGGTTATACAAAAGGTGTTTCAAATCCCATGAAAAGAATTAAAGGTGCTAAAGGTTTAGACACATTTGATCCAATAGAAACAGTATATAAAAATACTTTTCATCTTGTTAAACTTGCAGAACGAAATGCAGCATTGATAGAGTTTTTTAATTTTGTTGAAAAAAACAAAGAGGCTTTTCCAGAT